CAATCTTCTGCACGTAAGGCTTCTAATAATGAAACTTTTTTCCCGCCAACCGTTCCAGTTTTCCACTCAATAAAGCGGATAAAGGCTTCAAGCTGTAGGGACTCACTGGTTTGCATTTGTTTCTCGAAATCGAAAACAGATTCGTAGCCTAATTCTTTCCAGTTTTCACCCATAATTTGGAACTGCCCCCAACTACATGACATCAAGGCAGACTCAGGATGAATGTTTTGAGCTAACCGCAAGCGGGTGTATTCCGCTTCATTTCCTTTATAGCCACCCGTTTTAGGATTTACGATGCTTGGGCATGTTTGTGCTTGTAAACTGGCAAAGGACTTGCCTTTGAACTGTGCTAAGTAGAAGTACATGCGATGACGTTCAAATAGGATTTTAGCTTTACCATTTTTTAAAAAACCTACCCCACGTCCTTCAACTGCACCAAAGACACGGATGGTCAATTCAGACACTTTTAAACGTTTTGCAGCGGCAATATAGTCGCTGTCTTTGAGCAACTTACTAACATCGGAACCTGCAAGTGCAGCACGGGTTTTATCCCCTACTTTTCCGTCGACCAAAATACCTTTACTTTTTTGGAATTGAATGACGGCAAATTCTGTACTTTCACCAAAAATGCCGTCGGTACTGAGAGGCTTACCTGTTTGGCCTTTAAAGCCGAGTTCTTTAAGCTTTTTTTGAACTAAGACGACTTCATCGCCTCGAGCACCATATTTAAGAATCATTGAGTCGTACTCCAGATGAGTTTGGCCACATTACCTTTGGATCGCCAGATGAGTACCCCTAGAAGTACAGCAAAGATGGCATCCCATAAGGTGACTGGGTCTTTGAAAAATAAAATGTGAATGGACTGGCCTAAGAATGATCCAATTAAGAGGGCTGCTAACCATGAGTAGCCACGGTGGAAATTTCCACCGTGGCTGAAGCAAGCAATACGAAATCCGCATAATAAATAGGCTAAGACTGCGATCCATTGAAAGAAAAGTTCAATCATGGTTTTCCACCTCGGAAAATGTTCAAAATGTCAGACAGCTTGGCTGCTTTAACCCAATCCACCACTTTGATTAAGATAAATAAGCATAGGGTTGAGGTAATGAGCGCTGCGACTGCATCTGCTTTTAAGAAAGTGTGCTCAGTGATTAACGGAGCACTGATATAACCAATACCCGTTGCAAGGAGCATGTTTCGGATACGTTGAAAGGCGTTTAAATCTTTTTCAAATGTGGCAATAAAAGCTGCCCCAAGTACTGCCCCTAACAATGCGTTTCCATTGATAAATGGAAATAATGAAACTGCACTCAATGCTGCAATGGTTACTGGTGTTGTTGGTTCTGCCATTTATTTAGTCCCATAGCTGGATGGTTTGTTTTGTTTGTTGTGGTGTTTCTATATCAGGCAGAATGACTTCCGTCCCCATCGGAATAAAAACGCCATGGTCGATAATGCTTGGATTTGCTTCGAGTACCATTTCCACAACACCAGCGCTGCGTCCGTATTCACGCCAACAAATGGTGTCGATGGTGTCGTTTTGAATTGCGATGATGGTTTTAGACATGGCCACTACTCTGTTCAATAAAATGAATTGCCATTGCAGTTGCTTCAAATTTACAAGATGTCAGATGCTGTAAATTTTCTGTATTTGTGAAATAGAAGCTATTTTTTTCATCTTGAAGGTCTACACCAAGTTTCTCAGCAATGGCTTCAGCAATTAGTCGTCTTAACTCAATAGAATCTAAAACGGCTATTGTTTGTTTAAACTCATCTCGTTTTGTTATTGAGAAAACTTTCATATCAACTCCACCACGGTATGGTTCTGACCTAATAAATGCTGAATAGCCCATTGCTTGTTGCGACGATAATCATCCACCGTGCACTCGGCTTGTTCGGCTTTTTTTACACCTGCGTTTTAACTGTCATAATTTCGATAGTTCTCATTTAATTTGGCAGCGACACCATTGGCCACTGCAGACAAATATAAAAAGTCGGTATCAGGTTGATCATTGATTTGTGTTGTCGATAGCTCTGACAAAGCCCCTGCTTTCGCTTTGAGGGACACTAGTAATCGGTTGGTGTCGAGCACTTCTTCGATGATTGCTTGCTGAAGTCTTTCGTTGGTAACCGCGCCATCAATACGGACAATTTCTCGGATTTGATCCAAAACAATAATCGGATAAAACGGGTCACTTTTGATTTGGATGTGGCTTGGTGTGTTATTGCCATTTGCGACGAATCCCATGCTATCCCCTGCCGATGTTTTTGTTAGTGCATGGGTGGGAACAATGGTTTTAAAGAGTATTACAGTGTAATGACATCACCATTGTTCGCCCATGCGGTGCGTGGGCACTCGGTTATGTCGGTTTGAACTGCAGGTCGCCCTGGTCATCCACGACTTGTGAGCCGTTTGCATTGAGCAAAGGTTCAGTTTGTTTTTCTACTTCTGGTGGGAACTTTTTCAACAATGTCTCCATTGTTTTTAAATCCTGTTTACCACCACACTTGTCATCCAGTTCAATTGCGCGTTCAAGATGTGCTTGTGCTTCTTGAGCAAAAGCAATGTCTGACTGACTAGGTTCATCTTTGCTTTGGATCTGTTTAATCGTCGCTTTGCCTAAAGCAACTAAAAGCTTTGATTTAACTTGATCAGGCATGTCTGGAAGTTTTTCATCAAACGTTGTTTGGAGGACAAGTTGCTCTAATTGCTGCAGTACCCCAATTTCAACTTCAGCATTGGTTTTCAACTGCTTCAAAAATGCGTTAGCAATTTCTTCAGTCACAAAAGTAGCCGTCTTACGCTCAAAACGATCTGGCATGATCATGTTATGCCATAGTGCAAATTCAGCCATTTCTAGCGCTTTGGCATAATTTCCAGTGTCAATGCACCATACCAATACCGTCATAAAGACTTCATCTTGGACGCCAGTATTGGCTTCCATGATTCCATCTACATAAGGTAAGTAAGTTGGAACTAGTCCTTGCTTGAGCTGAATTTTCGCTTCGGTGGACTGAATCTGTTTGAGACGTCGACGGTCATTATTTAGCTGCATTAATTGCAACTCATAAGCTGTTTGCGACTCCATCGTGCCAAACTCAGCAGCGGAAACCGCTGCTGCTTTAGCACTGTGTTTGAGAAAATGTTGTCGTGCAAAGTTCATTCAACATTACTCCGCCAAGATTTCGATTTTTTCAGCCATCGCAGCAAGACCTAAATCTTCGATGTAGTAATCTTCATTTGAAGACTCATAGTTTTCGATTTGGTCACGTTTCGGGTTATCGATGACGGTACGTCGACGAGATCCTTCTTGCACATAAATCGATAAGTTATCGAAAGTGGTGACTAAGATTGCATCTTCAGGGAAGAACGGCACTGCATAGACGGGTAAATTGCCCATACGCTTTTGGCTGATAATGATGTCTGCAGCCAGCTTTTCAGAGTTCGGCTGATCTTGGTTGACCAATGGGAAATATTTATCCGCTACAGTTTTACGGTTACAAAGCACCACAAGATCAGGGTTGTCCTGGTGTACTTCATCGATCATTTCATCAACTAAGGTCATCACCAAAGCGTCTACATTTTTGTAGTCACCTAATTTTCCAATAGTAATTTTGCCCTGTGCTGCACCTGAAGAAAGGACACGTGCCACATTTTCTTCACGCATTTTTTGCAGCCAGCCTTTGTTGACATCCTGCAATTTTGGATTGGCCACAATGTCTGTGGTCGCGGCAAAAGACGTACCGTTAAAACCAATCATGATACGGTCAAGACCTTGACGCTTTTGGATCTGACCAGAAAAACGTGCATAGAAGTCTTTAAACTTTGCCCATTGATCCAACTTCTGATATTTGATGGCGGTATCAAAGTCTGTTTTACGACAGAAGTAGAATCGCTCATCCATATTGCTTGGGTCTTTTGCCTGACGATCGGTCGTATCAGTATTGGTACGTGAAGCGGTTGGACGGGAAATCCCTAGACCTACCGCTGAACCTGATTGTTCATCTACTAAGAAGACATTAATTTTTTGTAGAAATGCTGATGACAATTGAATTTTATCTTCTAATTTTTGTTGCACAGTCGGGGCAACATTAAATTTGTGAGAAACTTTTTCAACGTTATTCAGCTGGGCTAATTGAGCCATTGCAGCATTATATTTAAAACGTGTTTCGTTACGCATGATGTGTACTCTTTTTAATTCTGGAATGGGTTAGCGAACTGGTCTAGCAATCAACTACTTCGTTGAATTTCGAATTGCCAGATTTCGGACGAGGTTCATCGTTTGGCTCGCCATTGAGCTTATTTTTAAGCTCAGTAAAGTCGTTCTGAAGTTGCTCATGTGCTGTATTCAAAGTGCTGTATTTTTCTTCCAAATCAGATACAACCTCACCTTGCTTTGCAGTTTCAGTTGCAATTTCAAGAATTGCTTCTTCCTGTTCTGAAAAAGACTCCGCAGGCTTTTTCTCCACTTTTTCTTTTTTGCTAAATTTTTCTTTTATTTTTTGGATTAAGCCTGCGGAATAGGATTGCTGCTCTTTCACTTCTTCAAATTCGAGAGAGACTTCTTGAGCAGCTGTAAACAGATTTTCTGGTTTCTGTTTCTTGTCGGAGAATGGGTTTACTTTTGCACCAGCTGCAAACTGCAACATTTCTGTGCCCAAAGATGCTGGGCTATCAGTCACGGCTAAACCGACCAAATATGCTGAACCTTTTTTTGCAAAATTGTCATCCACTTCAATAGAGGTATAAACTTTTTGCTTTTTCTTGTTCAATTCAATCAGGCCTTGGGTAGGCTCGATTTGAGCAAATAGTGCATCTTTTTCTTCACCGTTGATGTCGACTTTTTCTGTTTTGAGTGCCAAGACATCACCATAAGCACCATATACACCATCGGGATAAGAACTACGGATATGCTCCATATTGATACGAGCACCATAGATATTCGGATCATAGTTATCAGCCATTTGGATAATCCAATCGGCTTGAATTTCACGTCCGTCCGTGGTGTCTCCTGCTACTGCAATGCGAAACCACTTGGATTTATATTTTTTATCTTCTTTGCTCATTTGCAAACCTATTCAGTAAATTGATTGTCGGATAAAAATCACGTTTTCGAATAGGTGCAGAATGGGCAATGTTACATACTCACCGCAATGCGAAATTTTTGTATATAGCTCATATACAAATTATTCAGACTGCTAAAAAGATGAGGTACTGCCAATGTTTGCACATTAAAGCAAATAGCCCTTGGCAATGAATGATTTATCTCCAATAGCAAACTTACATCTGATTATGGACAACAAACTGAAAGCCAAATTTTTATATTGGCTTGGGTGGAAAATTGTCGATATTGCAGAAGTACTAAATGAAAATGAGCGAACAGTTCAGGCATGGAAAACACGTGAGGATTGGGAAAAAGAGAAGCCCGAAAATCGTGTTGAAAATGCTTTATCTCTTCGCTTGATGATGCTCATTCTTAAAAATAAAAAGACTTCAGGTGACATTAAAGAAATCGATGTATTGATGCGGGCATATAAGGAATTTGCCCGAATTGAGAAATACCGAAATGATGGTACTGAAGCAGATTTAAACCCTGAGATCCGCAAGCGAAATACAGCACCACGTAAAAAAGTTCCGAACCATTTTACCGAAGAACAAATTGAAGAACTGGTGCTGGCTTTTGAGGAAAACCTATTCGATTATCAATGGAATTGGTATCGGGCAATGGATCAGCGCTCCCGTGCAATTCTTAAAAGTCGTCAGATTGGTGCAACTTATTATTTTGCCCGTGAAGCCTTGATCGATGCTTTAAAGACTGGTCGTAATCAGATTTTTTTATCAGCTTCAAAAGCGCAAGCCCACATTTTTAAGCATTACATCAAAGCCTTTGCAGCCGATGTTTGTGGGGTTGAACTCACGGGAGATCCGATTGTTCTTTCCAATGGTGCAGAACTGTTGTTCTTAGGTACAAACTACCGTACAGCACAGGGACATCACGGGAATTTTTATTTTGACGAATTTTTCTGGACTCATGGATTTAATGAGTTGGAAAAAGTTGCATCGGCAATGGCTTTGCAGAAGAAATGGCGTAAAACCTATTTTTCTACTCCATCAACCATTACTCATGAAGCACATTCATTTTGGACTGGTGAACGTTTCAATAAAGGCCGTCCAAAAAACAAACAAGTTAAGATTGATGTCTCTCACTCGGCTCTGAAAAAAGGGCGACTTTGCGAGGACAAGATTTGGCGCCAAATTGTCACCATTTTGGATGCTGAAGAAGGCGGATGCGATCTATTCAATATTGATGATCTTCGTTTTGAATACTCTGCTGATGACTTTCAAAACTTGTTAATGTGTGAATTCGTGGATGATGGTCAATCCATGTTCCCGCTCAACATGCTTCAGCATTGCATGGTGGACAGTTTAGAAACTTGGACTGATTTTAAAGTTTGGCATTCACGCCCTTATGCCAATAAACAAGTATGGGTCGGATACGATCCCGCTTTGACTGGAGATAATGCTGGCTTAGTTGTGGTCGCCCCTCCTGCTGTAGCGGGCGGAAAGTTCCGTGTATTAGAACGTCACCAGTTCAAAGGTGATGACTTTGCCCAACAAGCAGAACATATCAGAAGCATCACTTTACGCTACAACGTAACTTACATCGGTATTGACACAACTGGAATGGGCGTAGGTGTTGCAGAACTTGTACGACAGTTCTTTCCTGCTGTTCATTCATTTAAATATTCGCCCGAAGTTAAAGCACAACTTGTTTATAAAACTTTGGATGTCATCCGCAATGGACGGCTTGAATACGATGCAGGTGATAAGGATTTAACTCAGTCACTCATGAGCATCAAAAAAACGATTACAGCTAGTCAAAAACAAATCACGTTTACTGCAGGTCGATCAGAAGACATTGGGCATGCCGATCTCGCTTGGGCACTTATGCATGCAATCTATAACGAACCACTGGCTGGCATTACAGAAACAAACACTTCCGTATTGGAGATTTACTCATGAACCCATTTTCAACAGCCAAAAGTTTAATGAACACTGCACTAAACTTTTTACCGCAGCCATTACAACAAACAGTTTCTCAGAAAACGGAAGCATTTTCCTTTGGTGATGCTGTTCCAGTATTGGATGGCAATGATTTATCAAACTATATGCAATGTTGGTTTAATGGTCGTTGGTATGAACCACAGGTCAGCCTTGAAGGTCTGTCGAAAAGCTGGAAATCTACACCGTTTTTAAGTAGCGGGATTATTTTCAAACGGAATTTTTTAGCCAACCTATTTGTTCCTCACCCACGTATGAGCCGACAGTCTTTTGAGCAAGTCGGATTGGATTTTATTTGGTGCGGAAATACTTATGTTGAGGATGTTCGTTCACGCTTGAACAATACAATTGAGTTCAAGCCTGCTTTAGCAAAATATACAAGAGCTGGGGAAAATAAGGGGCAATACTTCTACTTAGATCAAGGGCATCGCGGATATATAGAGC